ACAATACAAAAATCAAACGAGGGCGGTCGTGTAACCGAATTATGTGCGCGTCCCATGTTGAATTTGTTGTATCCGGAACTGGCTGGTTTTGTACAACCCCTTGGTGGCGAATATGGCGGATATCGCGATATATTGGAAAACGTGGAATATATGACAGGTTATGGAGTAGAGGTCAATATGCTGATAGATATTTTGGAAAAATTTGGACTAAAAAAAATGGGACAAGTTGATTTACTGAAACGTGAGCATCGCCATCAAAATACAAATGCACTTTCGAAAATGAGTTTTATTATTATGAACACTATTTTACGTCGTAATATGAAAAAACAAATGAGTTCGAAGTTATTAATGAAAAATTTTACACAAGTTGTTGATAGTAATTTTAAAAATAATGTTACTAGCAACACGCAGATAGGAGAACATTTCAAACTAATTGACAATGCACATGATGAACCATTGCCACCATTGAATGAGTTAAAACAGAAAACATTTGAATATGCTATGAATGCTTTATAATCTTTTGAATTACATTGTCTTCAATTTTTAAATTGAATTCAATATAGTGACAATAAACGGATATTTGTAAATCTACAACACAACAATTCGGAAAAGAGATAGTAAAATCCTTTGGTTTTAAATGTAAAGGCGCACCTGTAATATATTTATATAGAGCATACAAAAACCCCGAATGTGTGACAACTAACATGTTTGCATGTGGATATTTTATACACCTTTCTATAAATTCTTGGATGCGTTCAATGACATGTTCAATTGATTCGATATTTTCTCCACTTACATTTTCATTTTTCAACCAATCGTCGTAACAAGATGGATATTGTTCTTTTATTTCATTGGGAGTGAGACCTTCGAAAATTCCATACCCTCGTTCCGTAACGTAAGGTGATTCATAAATCTTTTCATTTTGAATATGTTTGCTATACTTTTCTAAAATACCATGTAATGTATCTTCTGAACGCATTAATGGACTATGAAAATACATATCGTAGTTACAGTGTTCCAACACTACTTTTTCAATGTCTTCATATCCTTTCTTGGACAAGGGGATGTCCGAACTTCCTTGAACGCGATTTTGCTCATTGTACTCGGTTGTTCCATGGCGTACAAAAGTCATATTTATTTCGTTTAACAACGCGTTTGATTGCATGTAATTATATAATAACACAATTTATATTATTATATAATGTTACGCACTTGACAAAATTTTACTATATATGATATATTTTACTTCATCGATAGTTAGTGGGTCATAGGACAAGACAATGGTTTCGAAAAAAAAGTATTGGAAACTTATTATACAAACCGCAAACAATAGATAGTGACCCATTTTTTGACATGTTTCATAATACTTATGTCGGGGAGGTTCTTCTAAAGTTTCTTGATGTTCTGAATTTTTCCGATATCGTGTATATTCGGACATTTCAATATCATAATCATGGGAACGAACATTGACGATTGAATCACGTACTTCATTTAAACGAACGATATCTTGATATTTTGAATAGAGTAAATAGAGTAAAAGTGTCATAAATGTGAACGCAACCCAATATTCTATTGTTTGAATAAATAATTGTTCGTTTTTTTCTGTACGCCTTTTTATAGCGTTATTCCGCATTTTTTCCAGATCGTTCTGGTTTTTCCCGATTGTTTCATTTACATAAGATTGGATATATTGCGTAATGGAGACGGTTGTGTTATTGAGTTGTAAATTAAAATTAGTCTCTGCAAGTTGCCGAGATCTAGAGATGATTTCCGTTGATATAGTATCTTCGATTGTAAAGAACGGTTCATCTACTAATTTTTTGACTACATCTTGAAAATGCTTGGTTTCCATAGGTCCAATATAATAAAAAAAGAAGCAAACTTCTAATAAAGCAATGCCCGAAATATGAAAAAAAATAGAATACATCTTATTCTTCATGTAGAAAAAAATGTATTATACAGTGGGAAAAAATTCCCAATCTAAATCTTGACAAACCTTTTTCCAAATCATGTCTTGTTCCAATTGTTTCTCACGATCTTTCATCATAGGTATAAACGGCAAATATTGCGTCTGATCTAATAACATACACAATTGATACAATGTATACGTATAATTGAAAAAATTGGTTCGATTTGCGGGACAATGAACGGCCCAAGGTTTTTGAATTTCAATAAACAGAACGCATAATGTTTCGTGTAATTCTTCATTCATAATGGGCGGTTTTACACCAAATATAGAATTAATATATTGAATATGTTCGAAATATTTATTTAATCCTAATTTGCGTAATATTTCGCGCATTTTGTCATAATTGATTTGTTTCATGTCTGTAATACGTTCTTTCTTAATGCGCGCACGAATTTTGTCAATGACTTCTTCGGGAATTTGCGTAGTTTCTTTTGCCTGAAATTGCGACAAAATTTCCTTGAAATGATTCAAACGTATATATGCTGTATAAGAGACTTCATTGGGAGGATCTTTGTTATTGGGTTTTGAACTATCTACAATATAGGTTATAAATTGACCACATTGTACATTATTACAAATCATGATACCTTCTTCGTCTTGTGGAACCATTTCACCTTTTTCGCAAACGTTACATAGATCGCAAGACATGATATAATCTTGTGGATTGGTAAATTCATTATTGACATTGCGCCAATATTCTTGGTATAATTTTTTGGATTGACTATAATTATTTGGATTTTCTCGCTCTGAATTGATGCTTTTCACTTTAAAAAAAGAGTTTAATACTTTGACGTTTTGATTTTGATCACCACTTGAAATTTGTTTCTTGGACTCGAAATAATCAAAAATATATTTTGAATTATCTAGTAAATATTGTTTCTTTTCTTTTTTTAATAGTTTGATCTCTTGTTTTAAATCCTTTATTTTGTCGTCGATGTCCAAGATTTTATCGATTTGACTATGTTGATAATTTGATTTTTCTTGCTCTAAAGTAATAATTTCTTTCTTCAATTTAGGAATAGTTTTGTGTTCATTATCGTTAAATTTATTCAACATTTCTTGATGTTTTTCGTCTAACGAGGTCATTTGTTTGACATTGTGAAGTTTCTTACTCATTTTTCAATAGAAAGGAAAATGAATATTATTTATGTATTTTGTTGTCTAATTATGTTTTCGATTCTTTTTTGTTTTATTTTTACCACCTATCGGTTTTTTTACTTGTTTTCCGCTTCTAAGTTTCATATATTTTGATAAATCCATTTTTGTGTCATCTTTTACTTTTCTTGAATGAGATAATGCTAATTCGAATCTCTTCGGTTTTCTATTTATGGTTGGACTATTATAACGCAATCCATATTTTAATGCATCATTCAATCTGTTGAATTTTCTAGTTACTGAATTATCTCCTCCTCGTTTTGAACGTAACGTTCTAGATGTTTTTTTTGTGTTTCTGGTTCTCATTATTCTATAATGAGATTTTTTAATATCATTTAGGTATTTATTTATATTCAGTCTTGTAAAATTTCTCTAGCATTTTGTTATATATTTCATCGAATGACGTAATTTGTCTATCTTCTATAAAAAATTCTAAATAATAACTATACAATTAAATTATTATGACAACTAATCCTGATACAACATATAATAGTAAATCCGGTTTTTTAAACATTGTAAATACATTGTCTATAGATTCTGCTACATTTACTAGATGGGATAATCCCCCCGCATCAACTAGTAGTGTTTCTCCTAGTCCAGGTTCTCTCAGTCCAGGTTCTTCCTCAAGACCTACTACTGTTATTAATGCTACAAAAACAATTGATTCTGTACATGACGAATTGGGTAAGGAAGCAAATAAAGCAAAACCAACTGATTGGGAAGATAAAGTAATCGAATATACACAAATTGGAGTTACACCTTCTTTACTTATTCCAGAATCATTAAATACATATGCAAAGTGCGTTATTTCAGAAGATGCACAAAGTATAGATGAAGGACAGATTCCATATACTATTCCGAATAACAACGAATTTTGTTATATAAAAGATGTTTTTCCTGGTGTTTGTGTCCCGGGATTAAATAATCTATTAGATCAAAGTGCTGCATCATTAAAAAGTTTTTTTGAAAAAACGGGTTCTACGGGATTTAAAAACCCTTTATTAATAGGTTCCGGTGGCATTGGACAACAACTTATGAACGGACGTTCAGGAGATACAAGTTTACAATATACCGCCTATTTTAATTATGATTTATTAATGTTTCTTTATATTTTTGAATTATTTTCATCTAACAAAAAATCTGGTTCAACCGAATTGGATGATATATATAAGAAAATTACTACTACTCCAATGATTTTATATACGCCCAAAGAAATACAAATAATCAATAGTGTAAATTTAAATTATTTGTGGGCTTATTTAATGATTTTTTGTCAAGAAAGTGTTCAAACAGACCCGTATTTATTGAAAAGGGGAGGACAATTAGAATACTATAAAATGTTGAATCAATTAAGTCAAATACGGTTTGATGGTTTTATGGTAAATGGTGATGGATATATATCAAATCCAATATTTTATTATCGTGGAATGAAAGCATATTATATGATTAGTCCCGAAACCGCCGTTTTTATTGATACTTTTTGCAATAGTATTTATCAAGACGCGGTAGGGGCTTTTAAATTTCAACAAAATGCTGATAATACAACAAGACTTGCCGGCGGAGTTCAATATACCACATCACAATCCATGGCTGCCACATGTATATCTTCCATTATGGGAAAACTTAAAAGTGTTGTTTGTAGAAATGCGGATAACAAAGAACCTGACAAAATGGCATGTATGCAAGAAATCTCGCGATTATTGAATGATAAACAAAAAGCGGCCAGTGGTTGGAGTATATTGAAATTTTCAGGTGATACATCTCATATTGTATTTGGTGAAATTATGGGATGGATTAAAAATAAATATGATATGCGGTTTCAAATAAACTATTTATTAGCTGAGCGACCTCTTGCTGGACGTTTATTATCAATAGGAAAAACAATTATGATGGTTAGTACAAATGTGTTCATGAAAAATTTTACAGGAAAAGGTTCAGAAAATAAAGACCATCGTCGTGCAGCATTCTATATTACTTTTGATAAATCTATTTCTTATATTAATATTATTGAAGGTTTATATGAAAAAATTAATAATGTTTATACAAATGGGAGTAAATATGTATCAGCATCAAAATCACCTTTTATTCAATCTTTACAATCTTTGCCAACAGATACAATTTTTCCTAAGAAAGCAGAATATTTATCGAATGTTACTGGTGCGACACTTCAATCAAACCCCACAATTGACAATATTGGAGATCAAGAGATGAGTGTTTTGAATCAAATTATGAATGACCCAAATATAGTAATTTTTTTACAAGCATATGAAGTAGATGAATTAACAAAAAAATTAAATGACATTCCAACTAGTTTTGAAACTCTTGGACAACAATTAATAGGAAGGCGTTTGATGGGTGTTCGTATTGGTAGTAAATCAAATTGGATTTTTTTAATTGATGAATTATATAATCGCGAACGAAATCTTCCATATAATTCGGATATTGTCAAGCAATATGATAATATTCGCCAAATCATGTCATTATCAAGTCTTTTATCTGATAAATTGATTCAAGAAACAGCAATTGGTGAATTTTTAAATACTGGGTTTGGCGATTTAAAAAACGATCAAGGATTTGAAGCCATTTTCAATAAAATGATAAAAGCTTATAGTGATAAAACAAAACTCAATAAATTTGAAGATCAACTTATATCGGATTGGTTAAATAATAAAAAGGGCGAAAGTCAAAAAATACCAGGTAGTGTTGAATTGATTATTCAAGAATTGAAACTTTTTATTGAGGATTGTTTAAAAGTAAATAACATATTAGGCGATGCAAAAGTACCAATAAAAGGTGGTGGTAATATTATAAATAATAAACAATATGGTGGAATCACGTATCAGGATGTGCACAATGATGCACAAGAATTTATTGACGAATTTGAAGATACAGTAACTCAATCTATGATGGCATATGAATATAACCCTAATGGATCAACATTAATTGATTACAGTGAAATAGAAACAATGGTTAAAGATTTTGTCGATTGGAGAAAAGGTGCCTACAATAATGATCCGAATATTATAGGTGAAAGTAGTAAATATATAGGTGAAAGTAGTAAATATATAGGGAAAAACGCAAATATATATAAAGTGCTAAGCAACCGTGTTTTATTACTAAGTGGTTTATTAGATGTAAGTGATGCATCTTTTTTTACACATATAAACAATAATTTTGAGTTTGTTATTCAGTCTTATGTTAGATTGGGTTTTCCAAAGATGGAAATAAATAAAGATTTATTTAATTATATAATTAAAATAATTGAAACATCTCTTAATACAACAAAAACATTTAACCTAATAGATAAATTATCTAAATACTATAATAATATTCAAACTACTCCGGCATTTATAAGTGATGTTCAGACCGAATATCCTTTAATATTTGATAATTTTCAGGTTGTTTTTAACTCTTTATATACAGAATTAAGTGAATTAGTGAATAATATTACAACAATAGTTTTAACCGATGATAATAATGAAAACATATCAAATATTATTCTATATTTACAAAAATACAATAGAATTATGGCAAAATATCAATTGTTACAACCTTATCAAGACGGAGCATCAAGAATTACCATATTAGATCGTATTGTCCAGATGGCTTTCAATACTTTTGGAAAAATGGGCGGTGGAAAAAAGACAAAAAAACGTCGTAAAAATTCTCGCAAAAAGAAAGGGTCCAAAAAAACCAAAAAAATCAAAAAAAACCGAACAATAAAGAAAAATCGTAAAAAATAAGTATATAGGAAATATAAGATGAATAACGATATACATGTAGATTACAAACCCGAAAATATAAATTCAAAACAATTAAAAATTATGGTGTTTGTAATGAATGCTTTAGAAAAGGGTTGGACAGTCAAAAAAGAAAATGTTAATTATACTTTTGTAAAAAAGCATGAAAATAAAAAAGAAGTGTTTAAAGAGGAATATTTAGAACATTTTTTATTGTCTAATTTTGACATTGACACCATAAATTAATTTCCAAAATAATAAATGTCAAGTTCAACTCAATATGGTTACATGTTTAGAGTGATTATTTTAATTATGGTATTTTGAGACTGCTATGGTGTGGTTTTGAATTAATTGAATACCCAAAAGTATTTAGCAAAACATTTTTTATTCATTTTAAACAATTTTAAATGAATAATTAAGCATTTAACAAAAAACAACTTAAACTTAGTAACAAAGTTATTATTTTGGTATAAATGGCGCATTATAATAATTGATTTAATTTAATTTAATTTAATTAAAATCCGAAATTATTTTCTATTACAACAGTATATAAGAAAAGATGGCTGGAGCACTCATGCAACTCGTCGCCTATGGCGCCCAAGACGTATTCCTTACTGGAACCCCCGAAATTACCTTCTGGAAGGTGTCTTACAGACGCCATACCAACTTTGCTATGGAATCCATTGAGCAGACTTTCTCTGGTCAGGCCGATTTCGGTCGCCGTGTGACATGTACTATCAGCAGAAACGGTGATCTTTGCTACCGTACTTACCTTCAGGTCACTCTTCCTGAGATCAACCAGTCTATGGCTGCCTCTGGTGACCAAGGTGTCTTCGCTCGTTGGTTAGATTTCCCCGGTGAGCAACTTATTGCTCAGGTCGAGGTGGAGATTGGTGGTCAGCGTATTGACCGTCAGTATGGTGACTGGATGCACATCTGGAACCAACTTACCATGTCTGCCGAGCAACAGCGCGGATACTTCAAGATGATCGGTAACACCACCCAGCTTACCTACATCACTGATCCTTCCTTTGCTGATATCAGCGGTCCTTGTGCTGCTGCCGGTGGTCCTTCCCAGGTGTGTGCCCCTCGCAAGGCTCTTCCTGAGACCACTCTTTACATTCCCCTTCTTTTCTGGTTTTGCCGTAACCCCGGACTTGCTCTTCCTCTTATTGCTCTTCAGTACCACGAGGTCAAGATCAACATTGATTTCCGTCCCATCGGTGAGTGCCTCTGGGCTGTCAAGGACCTTTCTGCCTCCACCGGAACTGTCTCCACCAGCACCGCCTACCAGCAATCTCTTGTTGCTGCTTCCCTTTACATCGACTATGTCTTCCTTGACACTGACGAGCGCCGCAAGATGGCCCAGAACCCCCACGAGTACCTTATTGAGCAACTTCAATTCACCGGTGACGAGTCTGTCGGTTCCTCTTCCAACAAGATCAAGTTGAACTTCAACCACCCTTGTAAGGAACTCATCTGGGTTGTCCAACCTGATGCCAATGTTGATTACTGTTCTTCCCTTGAGGGCGGTCAGACTCTTTTCAAGACTCTTGGTGCCCAACCTTTCAACTACACTGATGCCATCGATGCTCTTCCCAACGCTGTCCATGCTTTCGGAGGTCCTGCCGAGACATCTGGAGCTAACGCTTTCATCACTTCCGGTGGTCTTTTCCAGGATCCTGGAGCTATGGGATCTGAGAGCGGTGCTACCCCTGCTCAGTGGTCTGATACTGGTTTAAGTCGTGGTGTGTTCGGTGCCGAACTCACCGGTGAGGGAGGTGTTGCTGAGGGTTCTTTTGTATCCGATGCTGGTACCTTCGTTCTTTCCGAGACTGCTCTTGACATGCACTGCTGGGGTGAGAACCCTGTTGTCACTGCCAAGCTTCAACTTAACGGACAGGACCGCTTCTCTGAGCGTGAGGGTTCCTACTTCGATGTTGTCCAACCCTTCCAGCACCACACCCGTGCTCCCGATGCCGGTATCAACATGTACTCCTTTGCCCTTCGCCCCGAGGAGCACCAACCTTCTGGCAGCTGTAACTTCTCCCGTATTGATAACGCCACCCTTCAGCTTGTTCTTTCCAGCGCCACTGTTGGTGGAACTGCCACTGCTAAGGTCCGTGTCTATGCTACCAGTTACAATGTGCTCCGTGTCATGAGTGGCATGGCTGGTGTTGCTTACTCCAATTAAGCGTGTTCTTAAATTGTATATTGTGTTGAATATTAAATATTAAGTAATGTGTAAATTATATTACACATTATTTTGAAAAAGAATTGTCTTATCATAATACAAAATATGAATAATAAGTTCATTGAATTGATTGTAGTTCGGTTGATTCCGATGATTCTTGGACAGTTATGTGAAGTAAATGTAATTGGCACTTTGAATTCCTTAATAACAAATC